AAGTCCATGAATATCTCAGGTAACTCAGTAGTACCAGTAACTCTATTTTATGTTGATCTCCCTAGGGGAAAGGTAATAGGAAATATACGTTACTTTGGTTACTGAGTTACCATCTAAAAAATGCAAATCGTTATTGGTTGAAACTGTTAAAAACATAAATTTTTCAAAGTAGGTAACTCACGGTAACTGAGAGTAACTGAGGCGAAATATGGTACTTTGTACTGTTGCGGATGTTCGGGCTGTAGTTTATACAAAAACTTTAACAGATGCCGATATAACGGCGTTAATAGCCAGCGTGTCTGATGACATCCTCGGAATGGCAGGGACTACAGACGAGTCTAACGCTTACCTGATTATTGCCGGGAAAAACGCCGCATTTGCTGCAACACTTCGAAGGATGAAGACCACCGGAGAACTGGCAGCGTCTAAAAAGATGGGCAACGATCAGCAGAACAACGCGCCAGACCCGGATATCAAGGCATATGAAGCCAAAGCAGAAGAGTACATTGAGAAATATAAGGAGTCCGTAAGGCTCACTGACTTTTCGTTGCCTTGTGGTAGGGTAGGATATGGGACTGTAAACGCGGAGTTGGACGCATGAGTTTAGATTTTTGCATGACCCACTCCTGCAATGTTTTGAGTACTACTCAAGACCAAAGGCTTAATTTTACAGCAGGAAGTAAGGTTTTTACTGCCGGAAAAATACTAACGGGTGCAACTTCTCACGCTCACGGAACAGTAAAAACTATTGTTTTATCTTCGGGATCGTGGACTTCCGGGAACGCCGTCGGATATCTTATCCTTTCAGCGTGTACCGGCATTTTCGTCGTGGAATCCATAGCTGATAATGGCACAATTCCCGGCAGTGCAACGGGGCAAGGTCCGGCCATCCCAGAAACTACCGACGTTGGTACTCCCGTGATGACCACTACAACAACTCCTTATGATTGCAAATTTATAAATATCAGAAACCCAAGCGGTAATTTGTACGATTCGGATTCAGGGGAATATACCGCGAAAGAACCTATCGTTTTTTTGCCCGCTGATGCAGTCGTGCTTCAGGGGGATTTTGTCACTGGGAACGAGTCTCCATATAATACAACTTATGAAATAACTTTTGTTAATACTTTATATTATAGTTTTTTTGATACCATTATCGATCACATAGAAGCGTCTCTCAAGGTGGTGGAAAAACGAACTTAAGGGGATTTTAGCTTGGCGGTTAGTGGCGAGTACGTTAACCGCGACGAATGCGATAAAAATAGAGACTGTCTGAAATGTGACCTGAAGGAACTGATAAATCAGGAACGGATTGAACGAAAGGAGGGGGAAAAAGAGTTGAACGATGGAATAAAAATATTAACTAAGAATATCGCCGATAGCAATTCTAGCCATGAGAATTTTATGAAAACAATATTCATTGCACTTTTAATATTAATCGTTGAAGTTTTCTTAGGGAGGATTTGATGACTGACGGGTTCACGGTCAAAATTGCTGGACTTAAAGAACTTCAATCCAAGTTTAAGTCTCTGGATGGTGAACTTCAGAAAGTCCTCTCAGATGCAGTAAGTGCAGGTGCAGCAGTCGTTGAACGAGATGCAAAAATTCGAGTACCAGTAGTAACTGGAAACCTGCGAAACTCCATAAAAGAACTTAAAAAAACAGAATCTTCCGGGAAAGTTGAGAGCCAGGTCGGAACCGATGTCATCTATGGCCCATATGTAGAATACAGGAAACCGTATCTTAGGCCTTCGCTTGATGAAAACGAACGCGAGATAGAGCAAGCAATTGAAATGAAAATCAAGCAAATTATAGGACGATACAAATGATAGAAGCGGCTGTCAGGACCATATTATTAGCAGATCCTACCGTTTATGGACTTGTAGGAACTCGTATACAGCCTGCCCCACTGCCATTACAATTTACGTATCCTGCAATATCATTCTTAAAAGTTTCAAATGCTTATTCCAGGATTGCAGGTCATCCGCGAATCCAGATAGACTGTTGGTCTAGGGACTGGACTGAATGCCAGACATTAGCAAAAGCGGTCGAAACTGCCTTAGATGGCTATTCAGGAATTGTTAACACTGTTAACATTGAAATAATTGTACCTTTGAATTCTCAGGATTTTTACGATAATGAAACGAAACTTTACAATGTACCGTATGATTTTAAAGTAATTTATCGAAAATGAGGCCAAAACATGTCAACATATCAGACAACGATTAAAGATGGAAACCAGATCCGTTTTGGGTCTGCCAAAGTTGAAGTAGGCGCAAGCGTGGGCGCGCTTGTTGATCTAGGAGCCGCTCAAAAGATAACGTTCGAGGAATCGTTCGATGTTGTTTACGTAGTTCCTGATAACGCACCAAAAAAACAAATTGCCGTAAAGGACCACGAAGCAAAAGTAACCTTCTCCATGATGGAGGTAAACCTCTCAAATCTCAATACTATCCGTGGTGGAATGGACACATACGACACGGTAGACGGGACATCAGCAACCGCCACGGCTGAACCTCACGTTTTGACAGGCGTAAGTGGTGTACGGCTGAACTACAAAAACGGTGATGGAACTCTTGTAACAATTTCAGCAGCTACTGATACAGCAGGTACTACAGCAGTAGCAAATACTGACTATGTAGCGTATCTTGATTCTGAAGGGTATACATGTGTCGCCAGGGTCTCCAATAGCGCCGTAATTACCGATGGTGACGGAATCAAAGTTACTTACACATACATCCCTTCAGCGTCTCGCAGTCTCTCATCCGGTGGCCTGAATACCATTACTCCAAGGGTTGTCAGACTCACAAACACTAACGCAGCCGGGAAGAAATTTGAGATTACTGTATACAGTGCAACTTCAGAAGGCGGGATTAAACTTGAATTCCCGGCTGATGATGGAGATGAGCCGATGATGCCCGAGATCACTCTAAACGGTATTGTCGATGCTACCAGGACGGCAGGAGACCAGTTGTTTAAGATTGTTGATGAGCAGGGGGCATAACCATGGCTGAAGATAACATGATGGATTTTGACATTCTCGCGCCTCCTAAAAGAACCGCGAAAATCGGAGGGGAAATAATTGATGTGACTATCGTGCCTGCAAGAGCCGCGTTTAAATTTATCACATTTTCAAAAAAATATAACGTGAATGCCCTCGAAAAAAGCACGAGCTCCGGATCATATGATCCTGAAATGATTACTGCCATCCTCGACGTTATCGAGTTGATATGCAAACGTTCCTCTAAAAAAATAACAGCCGACTGGCTTCAGGACAACGTGGATATTACGGTATTGATGAAGTTCGTTATGTACGTTTTTGAAGGGATCAAGGGGAAGGGAGACGCCGTTAAAGAAGTGGCTGGTGATAGTGGAAAAAACTGACCATTTGGGAAATAGTGACCCAGCTTGGGGAAATGTACGCCTGGGCTACTCCTACATACCTCCTGGATGAAATGAGTCTGCAACAGTGGGCAAAATATTATCAAGGTGGGTGGGATTCCCGAAAAACAAATGCTCAGGTCTTATGGGGAGTTCTAGGGGAAGCGATGTCTGGTAACAAAAATAACAAAACGGTTTCGATCACTGAATTTAGGAAACAATACCCAGACGGAAAACAAACTGATGACGGATATACAGTAACGCGGTGAAGAAATGTCACTTGGTGAACTCGTAGTCTCAATCGTTGGGGATATGTCCAAACTCAGCAGCACGTTTAACGATGTTCAAACGGGTTTGGGAAGCGTAGGCTCCAAAATATCCGAGGTAGGGAGCTCTATGAGTTCTGCGGGTTCCAGTATGACTGCTGGGATTACCGTTCCTATGGCGGCAGTTACCGCCGGGATTGGAGTAACTGTAAACGCCGCTACTGATTTTGATACTGGTATGCGTCGAGTAGCTACGATGTTGCCAGGGATCACGGATTCCGCATTTAATGACATCTCAAATCAAGCCCTTGATTTATCTACACAGTTCGGATCATCCACGACTGAAATGACTGATGCAATGTATCAGGCCCTGAGTTCCGGGATTCCTTCCGATAATGTGTTTACATTTATGCAGACTGCCGAGCAGCTTGCTATAGGTGGAGCAACAGACGTAGTCACCTCGACTGATGTGCTAACTACAGCAGTAAATTCATACGGAGAAGCTAATTTATCAGCATCCGAAGCTTCAGATATTTTATTTCAAGGCACAAAATTCGGGAAGTCTACCGTAGAAGAACTTGCTTCAACTCTTGCTAATGTTGTACCTATAGCCGCTTCTCTGGGCATCGGGTTCGACGACGTTAATGCGTCGTTGGCTACCATGACTATACAGGGAACACCGACCGCTCAAGCCACTACACAGTTAAGGGCTATGATGGATGAGCTTTCCGATAAAAATAGTGATGTTGCAGCGTCATTCAAATATTTTACAGGGCAATCGTTCCCGGAGTTTATAGCCGCGGGCGGCACGATGGGCGGGGCAGTTCAGATCCTGAGTAGCCACCTCGGAGAACTTGTTCCGGACATGGCAAAGGTAGCGAGTGCCGAAAAGCAACTGAATAAACCAACTTCCGAGATGGCAAAAGAGTTTGAGAAGGTATCCGGTAAAAGTTTTGCAGATTTTCAAAAGGGCGGAGGAACTGTTACACAGGCCCTTGATATGATGGGTGTGTCTTATGGAACTACCGCCAACAAGGTTTCAGATTATTTTGCCAGGATAGAGGCGGGCACTGGAGCAATTCAGCTTTCTACCGATAGTGGAAACTTGTATAACCAGTCATTAAAGGGCACGCAAAGCGCCTATGGCGCAACCGACGAAGCATATAAAACTATGTCAGACGGTATGGGTGCAGCCGGCGACAAAATTAAAGCGTCTTTCGAAGTTCTAATGATAAAAATTGGTCAAGAACTGATGCCAATTATATCTGATACATTCGTTCCTCTTATTACTGATACTCTAATTCCGGGACTGGAAAAAGTTGTCCCTATCATTGGAGTAATAGCTGGATTGTTTGGAGCTCTGCCTGGCCCTATTCAAATTGCAATTGTAGGATTTTTAGCTTTTGTTGCGGCACTTGGTCCTATTCTAATAGTCGCGGGCGCTATTGCTTCTGGAATCGGTGGAATAGCGGCGTTATTCGGCGCAGGTGGCGCGTTATCTGTGGCTTTTGCTTTTGCTCAAACTGCAATTGCCGGAATAGTTGCAGCCCTGGGGACTATTGCTCTACCTGTAACACTTATAATAGCGGCTGTTGCCCTGCTTGCGCTTGCATGGAAAAATAATTGGTTTGATATTCAGGGCAAGTTCGAAGCTGCGAAAAACAGTATCACGCTTGCTGCCACTAATCTATATAACACCCTGCATCTGACATGGAATGGCCTTATAATGGCCGCTGGAAACCTTAAAACGAATCTAAAAACTATATGGGATGTTATATCTGCAAGTTTTACAACTTCAAAAACATTGATAATTAACACCGTGACGGGACTGTATAACGGGCTTGTTTCGGTCTATAACTCTATAAAAACGTCACTTTCTGGACTATATACCTCGATAGTCACAAGTTGGAATAACATCAAAATATCAATCAGTAATGCAACAACTGCGATAATAACCACGTTGCAGACCTGGTATACTAATACACAGGCTAAATTTACATCGGTAAAAACCGCTCTATCCGGGCTACTTGCAGACTGGACTACAAAATGGAACAGTATAAAAGCTATCCTGAGTGCAGCAGCATCGAATATAGTCTCCACTTTGCAAACTTGGTATGGCAACGTCCAGACGAAATTTAATAATGTCAAGACTGCATGCGCTTCGACACTGGCATCCTGGAAAACGCATTGGGATAATTTCAAATCTACACTCAGCGCGGCAGCTTCTTCAATAGTGTCTACTCTGCAAACCTGGTATGGTAACGTTCAGGCTAAATTTAACAGTGTGAAAACCGCATGTTCCACATTCCTGAATGCATGGAAAACACATTGGACTAATTTTAAGAGTGCGTTGAGTACCGCAGCCTCTAACATTGTGTCTGCTCTACAAACCCTGTACTCGAACATCCAAACGAAATTTGGTAATATCAAAACGGCCTCATCTACGATACTATCAGCATGGAAAACTCATTGGTCGAACTTTGTACAGGCAATAAAGGATAAGGTTTCAGCGATCCAGAGCGCCATAAACGACGTTGTAACTAAAATAAAAGATAAAGTTTCTGATTTCAAATCCGCCGGAAAAGCTCTGATT